CAAAAGTGGAGAACTAAAAGTGGCAAACCTAGTACACAGGGGTCAAAAGCTACCGGTGAACGTTATCTACCTGAAAAAGCAATTAAGGCTCTTTCTCCCCAAGAATACGCCGCCTCTACGGCTGCTAAACGCAAAGCAACTAGAGCAGGTAGACAAGTATCTAAGCAGCCCAAAAAGATTGCTTCAAAAGCGGCGAGATTTAGATGAGAAAAGAAGAATTGTATCTAAACTTGGCGAAGCCGCTGCTGAAGCTAGGAAACTATCTATTCAACAAGCACGTGAAAGCTCTAAGAAAAAGACAAGAAAAAGAAGGCACTAGGAGATTATAATGGACAATATGATATTAGATGCGTGGAATGAACTTAGTTATGTAGAAGGTGTATTATTTACAGTATGGTTGTTTGTATTATACTATGGTAAATGTTGGATAGACGCAAGATTTAATAAAGGAAAGTAATGTTAACAGCACTAATAGGACCTATAGCAAATCTAGCATCTAACTGGATGAGCAGTAAGGTTGAAAAAGTAAAAGCAGACGGACAGGCTAAAGTTGCAGAAGCTAAAGCTAGAGCAAGTGTGGCAGAGAAAGTAGCCACAGGTGAAGTGCAATGGGAAAAGTCTATGGCAGATGCCACAGATAATAGCTGGAAAGACGAATTTGCCTTGACAGTTTTACTTTTACCTGCTATACTAGTATTTATACCTAGCATGACAGAATACGTAAGAGTAGGCTTTGAAGTACTAAATACATTACCTGAATGGTATCAGTATCTTTTATTTATAGCAATTAGTGCATCCTTTGGTATTAAAGGAGCAGGTCAAGCTATGAAAATCATGGGGAAGAAATGAACTTAATTAAACTGCAAGATGAATTAGCTAATGACGAAGGAATTAAATACGAAACATACTACTGCTCACTTGGGCATTTAACCGGGGGTATAGGACACCTTATAACTGAATGGGATATAGAGTATTATGACCAACCTGTAGGAACTAAAGTACCTAATGAGCAAGTAAATGATTGGTTTGAGAGAGACATTAAAACAACTATAAAAGATTGTAACTTACTGTTCTCTCAATTTGACAATCTACCTGATGATATACAACACGTACTAGCAAATATGTGTTTTCAATTAGGCAGACCTAGACTATCCAAATTTAAAAATATGATTGCTGCTGTAGAAGATTTGGACTGGGAAAGAATGGCAGACGAGATGGAAAATAGTAGGTGGTTTAAGCAAACACCTGAAAGAGCCAAACGTCTAATAGCAATCGTTGATAGGCAATTTGTAAGAGAAAGTGTTCCAACATGAGTAGAGAACTAACTGAAAGACAACAAAAGTTTCTAGCTGTTTTATTTGATGAAGCAGGTGGAGATGTAGTAGCAGCTAAGAAGTTGGCAGGTTATGCTGAAACATCTAGCACAACAGAGATAGTGAAGTCCATGAAGGATGAGATACTAGAAGCTACGCAGTTGTTTATGAGTAGGAACGCACCTAAAGCTGCAATGGCTATGGTGGGTGGTCTATATGACCCTACTGAGTTAGGTTTAAAAGATAAGATGATGGCTGCTAAAGAATTATTAGACAGGACAGGCTTAGTGAAGACTGAGAAGATGCAAGTAGAAAGCACTGGTGGTGTTATGCTATTACCTGCAAAGAACGATGGATAGAAGTGTAGGCAAGTGGAAGTTACCACAACCAACAGATTTAAAAGATGAAGAACAGAAGGAATGGGTACAGATACCACGAATAGCTAGGACTGTTCCCTTTGGATATAAGATAAACGAACAAGACCCTGACTTACTTGACCCAATACCATACGAACTAGAAGCTATAGAGATGGCAAGAAAGTATGTAAAGCAATATTCATATCGTGAAGTAGCTAATTGGATGACAACTAAAACAAAAAGAGTTATCTCTCACGTAGGTTTAAGGAAAAGATTACTGCATGAAAAACAACGTAAGAACCAAGCTAGAACTCTCCGAAAGTGGTCTGAGTACGCAGAAAAGGCGATACAAAAAGCGAAAGCCATTGAAGAAGAAAGAACAGGTGCAAGAGCCTAAGATACAGGAAGTTGCAGATGTAGAAGCAGTACCTGTAGAAGAGCAGAATATAATATTCAAACCTAATGCAGGACCTCAAACAGAGTTTCTTGCGGCAGGTGAAAGAGAAGTATTATATGGTGGTTCAGCAGGAGGTGGTAAATCATATGCCATGCTTGCAGACCCTTTAAGATATATGGGTCATCCATCATTTAGTGGGTTGCTACTGCGACACACAACAGAAGAACTTAGAGAACTTATATTTAAATCTAAGGAAATGTATCCTCAAATATGGAAGGGTATTAAGTGGTCAGAAAGAAAGATGCAATGGGAAGCACCATCAGGTGCAAGGTTATGGATGTCATACTTAGACCGTGACGATGATGTACTTCGTTATCAAGGTTTGGCATTTAGTTGGATAGGGTTTGACGAATTAACCCAATGGTCTACTCCGTATGCTTGGAACTATATGCGTTCACGTTTGCGTTCTACTGCACATGATTTACCTGTGTATATGAGAGCAACAACAAACCCGGGAGGTCCGGGTCATCAGTGGGTCAAAAAAATGTTTATTGACCCTGCACCATACGGAAAACAATTTGATGCCACAGATATTGAGTCAGGTAACGTTCTTTCCTATCCAAAAGGACACAGTAAAGCAGGACAAGCTCTATTCAAACGTAGATTTATCCCAGCAAGGTTATCAGACAATCCCTATCTGTCAGAGCAAGGTGACTATGAAGCAATGCTTCTATCCTTACCTGAACACCAACGCAAACAGTTGCTTGAAGGTGATTGGGATATTAAAGAAGGTGCTGCTTTTACTGAGTTTGATAGGAATATTCACGTTATTGAGCCTTTTTCAATTCCAAGAAATTGGGTTAAATTTCGTGCTTGCGATTACGGTTATGGCTCTTATAGTGGTGTGTTGTGGTTTGCTGTTTCTCCAGACGAGCAGATTATTGTATATAGAGAGTTGTATTGTAGCAAAGTACTTGCCACAGATTTGGCAGATATGATATTGGATGCTGAAGCCGATGATGGAAATATTAAGTATGGGGTTTTGGATAGCTCTCTTTGGCATAAACGTGGTGATACTGGTCCTTCTCTTGCTGAACAGATGATTATGAAGGGATGCAGATTTAGACCTTCAGATAGAAGTAAAGGCAGTCGTGTATCAGGAAAGAACGAAATACATAGACGTTTACAGGTAGATGAGTTTACAGAACAACCTAGATTAGTATTCTTTAATACGTGCACAAATATGGTATCACAGTTACCTGCATTACCACTAGATAAAAAGAATACAGAGGATGTAGACACAAGGTCAGAAGACCACTTATATGATGCATTAAGATATGGGATAATGTCAAGACCTAGATTTAGTATATTTGACTATGACCCAATGGGCAGACCTAGTAGCAGTATGCCAATGGCAGATGCTACATTTGGATATTAAGGATTTAATATGGCAGAGAAAGATGAAGTAACACTAGACGATGATTCTATAGCCTTAGAAGATGTAGAAGAATCAACAGTTAGTGATATGGGAGTGAGTGGTATTATACCATTTATCATGGATAGATACCAACGTGCCGAAGACTATCGTGAGAATGATGAGCAAAGATGGTTGAGGTCTTATAGAAATTATAGGGGGTTATACGGAAGTGATGTTCAATTTACTGAAGCAGAAAAGTCAAGAGTATTTATTAAAGTTACCAAGACAAAAACTCTCGCAGCTTATGGACAAATTGTTGATGTACTATTTGCAGGGAACAAGTTTCCTATTAGCGTTGAGCCGACAGTGTTACCTGAAGGTGTCGCAGGGGATGTTAACTTTGACCCAAAAAAGCCTGAACAGCTTAAAGGAGAAACTTCGTTGTCTTCGCCTTATGGGTTTAAAGGTGATGGCATGGATTTACCGAAAGGTGCTACTGAAAAAACATTGGCAGAAAGGTTGGGTCCTTTACAAGACAAGTTGGGAGAAATTGAAGGCTTGGAAGAAGGGGTAGGTAAAACACCTACTGCTGTTACATTTAGTCCTGCTATGGTAGCTGCTAAGTCTATGGAAAAACAAATCATGGACCAACTGCAAGAGTCAGGTGCTAGTAAGCAATTAAGAAGCACAGCTTTTGAGATGGCATTATTCGGAACAGGAGTAATGAAAGGTCCTTTCGCTGTAGACAAAGAGTATCCTAATTGGGATGACGAAGGTAACTATAGTCCTGTATTTAAGACTGTACCTTCTACATCACACGTATCAGTATGGAACTTCTTTCCTGACCCTGATGCCGCCAACATGGATGAAGCACAATTTGTAATTGAAAGACATAAGATGTCAAGAACACAATTACGTGCATTAAAAAAACGACCATACTTTCGTGGTAATGTAATTGATGAGGTAATTGAATCAGGAGAAAATTACAACAAGAAGTATTGGGAAGATGATTTATCTGACTATGCATCAGACTATGGTATAGATAGATTTGAAGTATTAGAATATTGGGGTATGTGTGATGTTGATATGCTTGAAAGCAATGACGTAGATATACCTAAAGATTTAAAAGAGTTTGACGAGTTACAAGCGAATATATGGATTAGTAATGGTAAGTTAATAAGAATGGTTCTCAATCCTTTCAAACCTGCTACTATACCTTACATGGCAGCTCCTTACGAACTTAATCCATATTCTTTCTTTGGTGTAGGTCTAGCTGAAAACATGGATGATACACAGACACTTATGAATGGTTTTATGAGAATGTCTGTAGACAACGCAGTGCTATCAGGTAATCTACTCATAGAAGTAGATGAAACTAACCTAGTTCCGGGGCAAGACTTATCTGTGTATCCGGGCAAAGTGTTTAGAAGACAAGGTGGTGCTCCGGGTCAAGCTATCTTTGGTACTAAGTTTCCTAACGTATCAAATGAGAACTTACAGTTATTTGACAAGGCTAGACAACTCGCAGATGAAAGCACAGGCTTTCCATCATTCGCACACGGACAGACAGGTGTACAAGGTGTAGGTAGAACTGCATCAGGTATATCAATGCTTATGAACGCTGCGGCAGGTAGTATTAAGACTGTTATTAAGAACGTAGATGATTACTTGCTGAAGCCACTAGGCGAAGGTATGTTCCGTTTTAATATGCAGTTTAATTTTAGTAAAGATATAAAAGGTGACTTAGAAGTACAGGCTAGAGGTACAGAAAGTCTTATGGCTAATGAAGTACGTAGTCAAAGATTAATGTCCTTCTTACAAGTGGCATCTAATCCTGCACTAGCTCCGTTTGCTAAGTTCCCTTACATTATTAGAGAGATAGCAAAGTCTATGGAACTAGACCCTGAAAAGGTAACTAATAACATGGATGAAGCAGCAGTACAAGCAGAGATATTAAAAGGTATGCAGGGTGCTATGCCACAAGAACAACCACAACAAGGACAACCTCAACAGGCAGGTCAACCACCTGTCGGTGCTAACCCATTAGACCCCACAGGAGCAGGTGGTGGTAACATAGGTACAGGACAAGCTCCTATACCAAACGAGCAAGGATTCTCAGGAAATGACGGACAAGCAGGTGCTGCAGCAAATCAAGCCGCTAGTGAACAACCTCAAGCTACTGAACAGCTTCAATGATTACATTGACTTACAGATAAGTAAACAACATAAGATACTAGAGCAATCTAGTGATACAACTATTCTACATAGGTCTCAAGGAGCAATAGCAACTTTGAATAAACTTAAATTATTAAGGGATGAAGTAAATGGCATTAAGTAAACAAATGGAACTATTTGAAGATGGTGGTCTCAAAGATGAAGGTGGTATGACTGACGAAGTATCAGGCAACGATGTACCATCAGGCTCTACACGAGAAGAAGTGAGAGATGACATACCTGCACAGTTAAGTGAAGGAGAGTTTGTATTTCCTGCTGATGTTGTTAGGTACATAGGTCTTGAGAAGTTAATGATGCTAAGACAAGAAGCTAAACAAGGACTAAAGCAAATGGAAGCTATGGGTCAGATGGGTAATTCAGATGAAGCCACTATGCCTGATGATTTACCGTTTGATGAAACAGACCTTGACATTGAAGATGATTTAGAGTATAATACAGGTGGAGTGGTACAAGCACAACAGGGTACTTATGTAGCACCTACTGTGCCTACAGGCAGTCAACCACTAGGAACAAATCCAATGGGCAATCCTATGGGAGTATCACAACAAGTAGCAGGTGGAGTATCAGGCAGTACGCAGGGAACACCTTATGTGCCTAATGTAGGTAAAATGTATGGAGCAGGAACAACACCATATGCTCCTGTGTCTTATCAAAACTTTTTAGGAACTAGTGCAGGTGGAGCACCTACAACAGAAAATGTTAGATACTTTAATGAAGCAACAGGTCAAACACGTATGATACCCCATTTAGTAAATGCAGATGGCTCAAGAGGTGCAACCCTGTATCCTGTACCTGAAGGTTTTGTTATACAAGAAGAAGCACCTAAAGAAGAAGCTAAGAAGACAACAGCTACACCAACTGCTAAAGTAAAACCTGTTGAGTCAGGAGATGATGGTGGTGGTGAAGATGGTAGCAAAACAGCTGCAGTTGATTTAACAGGTAACCCACTATCTTATACTTCTATTTTTGGGGGTGACGCACTTGATAAAACAATGAAAGAGTATTCATCTCTACAAAAAAGTTTATTTAGTCCATATGATGCAGGTAGCAGAGCATTATCAGGTAAAATAAATGCTAATAATGTTATATTAGCAGCAGGAAAAATTGAGTTATCTAATATAAGAGGTACAATATCTTCACAGTTTAATATACCTACTAATTTTGATTTAGGTAAATTAGATGCATATAAAACCTCTACAGGTAACTATCTTAGTAAAACAAATATAGAAGATATTAGAAGCGATACAAGTAAACGGCTTAATCAAAATATACAGGATATTCGTGCTGCTATAATTGACCCTACTACAGGGGAAGTATATACTAATAAAGCATTTTCAAAAGCATTAAAAGATTATAAAATTCAAGAAACTAAACTTAATAAAAACACTAACATTAGGTCTAAGAGAAATATAGGTGAAATAGTAAGAGAGCTATCTAATAAAAAGAAGGAAGAAATAAGAAAAGATGTTATAGAACAAAGAATAACAGACGAAAGAAGTGCTGATGTAACAGGCTCACAAGAAGATATTGCAGCACAACAAAGCTATGAGCAAGAATTAAGTGACAGTGGTGCAGATTATTCTGGTTATGATACAGGAAATGAAGGTGTACCAGATGCTTATGATGACCCTATGATGAATAAAGGTGGACTAGCAGGTAAAAAGAAAACATCTAAACCTAAGAAGATGAAGCGAGGTGGATTAGCTTCACGTTAATAATCCACAATTAAAGGCTACTTATCCCCCAACAATAATTGGCTACGATAACCCCCAAGGAGAAGACAAATGGCTGAACAAGC